TTCTCCATTGTAGGTTCCTTTTCTTTTCTCACTTAATATTTTTTTAGTTTCTTCCGAATGTTGTTTACCAAAAAATGGGTTATTTACACCTGTTTTATCTCTACAATTTACACAACTATTATTAATCGGAGATATTTTAACTCCGCATTCACAATATTTGAAACTTGTTCCACCCTTCCAATTTGGGTTAGTTTCCATCGGTTGGGAATGTTTTTCTTTTTTTTCGTCATTAGTCATTAGGTTATACCTTCTTTTAACCGACTCGGTCATTTTTTTAACTATCTTACCCTTATTAGGGTTTTTTGTTAAATTATCACCGCCACTTGATTTAATCCCTATGTTATACTCAGGTTGCAAATCCAAATATTTTTGTTCTGTTTCAAGAAGAACATTTATGTCACATTCTTCAACAATCTCAAATATAAAATTGTTTTCACCATATTTATCCCACGCTCTTTGTAATACACAATTTATGTGAATATTATTTTTTAATTCTCTTTTATGTCTATCAAATCTTTTTTCAATTTGTTTAGATGAACCATAATAACATTTACCATTAACCAAATTTTTAATTCTATATATTCCAATCATAGGATTACCTTTTAATATAAATATCTGTAAAATGTGAAAAGTTAAAAGGTAGTCCTAAAAATTAATTAGAAAGTGGAAAATAAATCTTAGGATGTGATTGATAGTTTTCCAAAATAACGTCATTTACAGATAAACAGTGGATTCCGTCTCTAACATGCACTGTTGGCAATTCAAATGGTTCTCTACCAATTTGTTCTTTAACACCCTCCATTTGGTTCAAATAAATGTGACAATCTCCCAAACTACCAATTAGTTCGTCTGGTATCATATTAACTTCATCCGCAATCATCATTAAAAGAAGTCCATATGATGAAATATTCATTGGAATTCCAAGCGGAACGTCACACGAACGTTGATTCCACATTAAAGAGATTGCTCTGGTTGGTAACCGTAATTTATCAGCCCATTCTTCGGTTAAAATTCCATCAATATTTATCTTATAACCATATGCTTCTCTTTCTTCCCAACTCAACTCTCTTGTATAAACTTGAAATCCATAATGACAGGGTGGAAGAACCATTTGGTCTAATTCACCTACATTCCAGGCATTAACCATCATTCGTCTTGAGTCTGGATTTGTTTTAAGTTCGTTGATTAGGTTTGCGATTTGGTCTATACCTGTTGTTGTAATATCGTAAACGCCATCCCCAGTTTCATTTGGTATTTGTTTGAAATCTTTACCCCATTGTCTCCACTGTTTACCGTAGATTGGACCTAATTCTCCCCACGTCTTAGCAAACTCATCATCTGTTTTGATTTTGTTGATAAATTCTTCTTGAGTTAGGGTATCGTTTAATATTTTAATAGTATCATCACCCTCAATGTTTATTCTACCTTTATCTGTTATAAGAACATTTCTATTAACATTATGTTGGGCTATGATTTCTGCACTAACTCCATTTGATAATACAATAGTACAACCTATTAAATTATCCTTATGTTTTTTCAAATAATTCTTATAAGCATCGCCATCCCATATATGACAATCATTATCAACCAAAAACTTAATATTGGTATCACCACGTAAAAACCATAACAACTCGGTTACCATAGTTTTCCAAGCCATCTTCTTGGTTGTAAGAACAGGAAATCCATCTTGCATATTATGACGAATGGTATAACCAAAAATACTTTTGGTTCCTGTACCTGTTCGGTCTTTCTTTTCAACTCCGTAATCTAAAATAGTTTGGAGTAATTCTTGGTATTGTTTGTCTAGTTTGTTCATTGTTTTAATCTTGTTTTGTTCCTAAAGCCCATACTGAATTTGGAAATAATTCTTGTCGTAATTTTAATATAATATCTCTGTGCTCTTGGAATTCATCATCCATAACAGATTTGTGTCCATTTAAAACCGCTTTGGTTATTTCATAATCCAATTTAGAAATTAATGCAGATTTTTCATTATTACTCATGTTTTCAATATCAATCTTGTTCATTTAATACAATCTCCTCTTCATATTGTCTTTTTAATTCAATGTATGCCAATTCGGCACATTCAACCGTGTTTAAATCAGGGTGTTTTTTTCTACATTCATTAACTTTACCATGCATTTCATTGTACTTACCAATCTCATGCGATAAGTGATACAACTCTTCAATCCATTCTTCGTTTGTCATATAAACCAATTGTCTTTTTTATCGTTTCTTATAAACCGCATGATTATCGGTCCTGGTATTAAACATAAGAAAAAAATAATAACTTTGTCCACTATTTTTCTCATTCTGCTAAACTTTTATTGCTAAATTCTTTTATACCCGTTACTTCATAAAGGATTTCTTTTTCAATGTATTTTGGTAATGAATATTTTTCATTAATATCACCAAGTTCAATCTCCATGATGACAATATTCAAACCTTCATATTTGTCAATTTCCAATTTATGACTTTTATGTTTTACAACAGTTCGGGTCTTTTTAATATGAAGTGAATTTGCTAAATCAAGTTGTTGAAACTCTTCTGGCGTTAAAGTTGTTTCTTCCTCAGTGTTAATACCTTTGGATATATTTGTTTTTTTGGTTTTAAAAATATGAATTTCACCAGTTGGAATTTCAACTTGATATCTATATCTAAAACCATCCGCATGATACCATTGGTCAATTTGGTAAACCGTATTGATTTTGGCGAGACGTGGGAATCTCTTTAATAAAAATTTACGTTCAATTTCCTGAAATGTTATCATATCGTTTATTTTTTTTTTAGTCCATGTCTTTTTCTTGGGAACCATTGGTTGTTGGAGCAATCAATCCCGATTTAATACAATCTTTCATACCTTCTTCAAGGTCTTTAATTTTTCGATACATTGGTACGTACCACTCAAAATAAGCGATTATCATTCCAATCCAAATTCCAAATAATATATATGCCGTTATCATAATGTTTTACAAAGATAAACAAAAAACCCGAGACTTTCACATCTCGGGTTAATTTTTTTTAATTATAATTTCTTCCATTCCGGTTTCAATACGTTCCATATCAATTTGTCATAAGGTTTTCCATCCCACATGGCGAACATAACCGCTCTGTAAGGTGGATGTCCATGATTCATAACATGTTCTGCGAACTGTTTTTTGGTAGGCTCAATTTCTCTATCACTATATTTTCCATATCGGAAGTAATGGTGTGATTTTCCACAATCTTCAGATACTCGGTAAAAACCATACTTTAACAAATCTGCATAATCTTTTACTTTCTTATAGAATTCATCAGGTACGTCTTTTAAGAACTCATTGATGTCTCCACCATTGGATAACAATTCCCAAACACCAGTGGTAGATACATTTGTCATTATCTTATGAAGTCGTAGATATTCCTCGCCCTTGATTTTCATTCGGTCTCCGTTAGAAAAACGAACAACAAATCCTTCAGAGTTTTGCTCAACTTTACCTTTTAATTCGGAATAATCCCGAACTCCATCGTATTTTTTGACAACATCAAATCCTAAAAACAATTCATCGTATGTAAGTTCTTCACCAGTATCGGTGTTGATGATACCTAATAATACCAATTTTTCTTGACCATCATAATTAACAACTATTCTATTTTCAGGGTAGATTATTTCAAACAAATAAGTAAATCCTTCAACTATGATGTCTTGGTAATTGTACTTTTGAGCGAACTCAGTCATCCACTTTGATTGGTCAGATGTAAATGAACCACGAGTGGCACACACCATTTCACCATTGTATTTGAACATGATTCCCAATGAACCATCCATCTTATCAAATACCTCAAAGTCAGATGTTGGTGTGTGTTTGTTTTCTTCTAAGTTGAAGAACTTTTTAAATGGTCTTGCAACTACATTACCTTCAGTACCAGTTACTAAACCACGGCACAGCAAAGTTACATCATCCCACTTTTCACCGTATTGGACAGCAGGAGTGTAATTCCATATTGTTAACGGTAATGTAGGGTGTGTCTGTTTATACAACAGACCATCATTGTGATATTTGTTTAATTTAGGTAACACAATACAAAGATAATGAAATTATTTGATAATATGAAATTTCATGTCATGAATTACTTTCATTCCAATTTTTTTGTGACCTTCAGGGTTCATGTGACACAATTCGTCCCAACATCCAGTTCTATCTATTACACGAGTATCCACAACTGTTGCACCTGATATTGAATCCATTAATATTTTTTGAAACTGAGCATATCTTGGTCCATATGCAGGATTTGAAGTTCTTGTACATTTAACTGGGTCAAACCCTGTTAATACAACACAATGAATATTATATGTGTGACATAAATCAACAATTTGTTGAATATTGGAAACAGCTCTTTTTGGTGTAATAGATTTTGTGAACATATCATTGGCACCACCATAGATAAAACAATAGTCAATTCCTTTATGTAACGACGTTTTAGCCATTTCAAGCATCCAACCTGTTGTCTTACCTGAAACTGATAAATTATTCATTCTTAGACCTGTTTTTTTACAAACAACAACTTGCCATCCTGAGTTATGATTTGATGTGTGTGAATCACCAATAAAAGTCGCATATTTTCCGTTAATACTAACAACGGTGTCTTGAACTTTTGGTATTACAATGATTGTATCATTTGGTAAATTAGGTTTTGAATATAGGGTTGAACTAATGCCGATAAAACTCAAAATTATTAGAACAATTAAAACAATAATTCCTATTATATTTTTTTTCATAACCGCATAATAATAAAAAAACCCAAGATAATCAAATCTTGGGTCTTATATTTAATAAATTAAAGTATTAGTGTATCAAGACCTTTTTAGTTGTTCCATTATCGTAAAGATAAATTAATACTTCCTCTTTACGAATATGATAAACAGGACGACCCATCATGTCAAACATTCCAATCACTTTTGGTTCACCTTTGATGATTGTGGTAACACCCGATTTTTTATCGCACTTAATAGTAATACGAGTAAAGAAGAATGTATCTTGGTTTAAACATCTGTTATACCATTGAGTCGCAACCAAGTAATGTCCATCATGTGGGAACTTATATTTAATAAGACGAGCAGCATTTTCAGGACCTTTAAACCAAACCATATCACTATCGTTAAAATCATAGTACATAGTCAATTGTTCGTCAGTCATTAAAGTAGAATCCCAATCCAAATCAGATAATGAATCTAACATTGGTCCATTCCAAATATAAGAATACCACTGCCAACAAGTGTCACCTTTCAACACAGGACCCATACCCATTTCACCAATCATTGAATCTAAACATCCGTTATTCTTGGTACTTTTTAAGTTATATGTAAAATTACATTTAGGAAAATAAATTAAAGTTAGTTCTCTAACCATTGATGTATCACATTTCAAACAATTGTTCCAAACTTTAACATACATTTTGTATTTACCTTTTTTATTAATTTGGTACTCACAAACACCTCTAAATGATTGTAGTGTATCAACTTTTTTAGTTTGTACATTGTATAATAAAAACATGTAATCAACACAAGTATCATCTAATACTTTTCCAGTTAAAGACCATTGATAGTAATTGCGTTCGTTTAATTGTTGAAGTTTTAGTGAGCTCCAATCACATTTTGCGTTCGCCGATGCTAAGGAGACCAAGAGCATTAACAGCATTAATATTTTTTTCATTTGTTTGTATTTTTAATTGGTAAAGAGTATCTAAATCCAACAACCGCAAATCCACCATTGTCGTTGAACAATCCCCCACACTTAAAG